AAGAAGTATCCTTGTACTATTGAGGAAGCACTTAAATACATCAATGCTTACTCAACAGCAATTGCTACAGGAAAGGTAGTTATAAAGGCTAAAGATGACAAAGATCGTACCAGTGATTCAGGAGCGGGAGCCCCTGAAGATAACAAACGAGAATAAAGCATCTCTCGAAGGCTGGCTCACTCGTGAGATAGAGGACGCATTCTCCTCTCGTGCTCGTTTGGAGTCTATGTGGAACCAGTGCTTTGCTATGTATGAAGCACTGCCCCGCTCTGAAGCTCGAAACATGCCTATTGAGAATGCTCCCAACATTGAAGTTCCCATTGGCATGATGGCTTCAGATATCTTCTATTCGACTTCCCTTCAAACGATCTTCTCCGTGTCTCCAGTAGTCTCAGTCAACATAGCTCCTGGACGAGAGGATCTAGCAGAACACAAGAAAGTCTTTGAGGATTTCGTAGACTGGGGAGTCCGTAACGAGTTTGAACTCCGTCAGGCAGCTGACCACGCTATCTTGGATACTGTCCAGCTTGGCACCGGAGCCTATTACATCCCTTGGATTGTGGACAGGAAGAAAACTAAAGTCCAGCAAATAATCGGGGTGAAACCTCGAATCCACGCTTGGCCGATTGAAGACGTAATAGTTCAAGGGGGCTCCACTGTCAACATCCAGAACATGCAGTTTGCAGGACTCCGCTCCTATCTTACAGAGCATCAAGTAGCTCTTGGGAGAGATCTCTTCGACTGGGATATCTCTCGTGTGGCTCAAGCAGCTTCAGTCGGTTGGGTCAAGAATACTCGTGAACGTCTAGGAAAGACCAACGACAGGAAGGCGGCTGGCAACGTCTTCGAGATGATAGACTGCTACTGCTTCTATGATATAGACGGAGACGGCTTCGAGGAAGATCTCCTCGTGACTTTCGATAGAACATCCCACTCAGCAGTCCGTATCCGCTACAATCCATACGATAAACGCCCTATCGTCCCAATGCACTACCAGAAGAGAGCTTATCTTTTCTACGGCATGGGTATCCTTGAGAAGTTAAAGTCTCTCCAGCGTGAGATCTCAGACATCCACAATTACCGTAACCTGAACATGCTCCTTGCCAACACTCGAATCTGGAAAGCTGGAGCAAATGCTAGTGTGGATGAGAAGACCCTACTCTGGCCCGGAAGGATCTTGAAGTTGACTAATCCAGATGACTTCAAAGGTGAGGCAATGGCAGATATCTATCCGTCCTTCCCTCAAGCAGAAGTCTTATCAATGAGTCTTGCTCGTCAGTTAGTAGGAATAGATGAGATGGGTGGTGGTAAAGCATCCAGTCTCCTCTCCTCCAGAACTCCGGCAACCACGGCCCAGATTGGCTTAGGTCAACAGAATCAACGCTTCGCGGCTGCTTTTGACTCCATGAAGAGTGGCTCCGCAGAAGCCGTTAAGCACTGTATGTACCGCTACCAAGAGCGTCTTTTGGCAGATGATCCCCTAGTCACACAGAAGCTTCAAAAGACCTTTGGACAAAGAAACGCTCAACTCATCACCCAAATACTCAAGGATGAAGACTTCGATCAAGCTGTCAACTTGGAGATGACGGCTACCTCAGACAGAAATACTCATGGCGCACGACTACAGACAATGATGCAGTTGGCTCAGATCATGGAACAATATTATACTCGCATCCTGAATCTTGGCACCATTGCTACGAATCCGGCAACTCCAACTCCAATGAGAGACATGGCTTTGAAAGTCTCCAAGGGAGCTACTGAACTAATAGAACGCTTGATTCGTACATTTGATACGATTAGAGATCCGAAAGCTTTTCTGGTAGACTTTAATGAGCAGCTGGATCAGTCAGTTCAAATAGCTGATGCGACCACCGCAGGAGAGCTCTTAAATCTCTTAGGCGGTTTGGACGGAGCCCCTCAAGAGGGCCAACCTCAACAGCCACAACAATAATAATGTTTGACAAACTTATACTTTTACGCTGATAATGAATGTAGACTATTGGATTGCATTCCTAAGACACGACCCGGACGCTCATCGTAGCTTCCAAGAATACCTCCAATCCTCCATCTCCGAATCCTCGAAGCAGTTTAAGACAGCGAAGTCAATGGAAGAAGTATCTAAGATCCAAGGCTCGGTTGAGACCTTGGAAAGAATTTCTAAGGACTTCAATATAAGCCAAATCCAGGAGATGGAACATGCCCTCTACGCCAACAGAACCCGTAGTACCCCCGACTGAACCAACTAAAGAACCTACGCCTTTAACTCAAGCTGATTTAGACAAGACCGTAGCAGACGCTAATACTGCTCACCTAGAGCAGATTAAGCAGATTGAGAAAGACAACCAAAAGAATACCAACGAACTGTTGTCAATGATGAATCAGAAGAATTTTGACAACCAGCCCATCACTCCCCAAGCAGTCCCCGGAATCTCTGAAGCAGACTTCGCTAAAGCTATTGAAGAGGGTGAATCTGACACAGTATCTAAATACGTGAAGCAGGAATTAGCTGCAAAAGATAAACAGTGGGAAGAAAAGTTTGGACAGATGCAGTCTTATGGCTTAAGTGCTATTGGAGAGCTGGCAAAGTCCCAAGCAGCCAACTCTAAAGACATGCCTTTCTACGCAGACTATAAGGACGATATTGAAACTCTCCTTAAACAACACAACGCATCTGATCCAGTCTCTATTCGTAGTGCTTATGAAGTAGTCATTGGACGTAACATGAGCAAGATATTAGCTACGGAAGCAGAGAAGAAAGCTCGTCAAGCTAATGATCCTGCTGGGAGTATTCCTCCTGGTGATGCCAATGTAGAGCGTGGAAGCAATAACACAGAGAACTTTGATGCAGCTAAGGCTGTCTCAGCAGAGGCTATAAAAGCTCTTTCCAGACGGCGTGACCCTGTGACGCTCGATCAATACACCCAGAAAATGAACCGTGGTATGGGAACAAATTTTGAAGACTTTGAAACTATGCACAATAAACGTGAAGAACTCATTAAAGAAGATAAGGAGCTGAGTGAGACATGGTAGACCAAATTGTAGAACCTAACCTTCCTCCCGCTGGATACAAGCGAGAAGAAGTCCTTGCTGCCCGTACTGATATCTTAGAGGAGGAGATTGATGAGAGATCTAAAGATACTCTTGCTGTTGATCCTTCTAAACTTGAAGTAGATCGAGAGATCCGTTACGACCTGGACAAGGGAGAGCTGGATGTCACACAGGCTGATCCCAACTACGTTTACAGATGGGTTCAATGTGAGCGTCCATCTTCAAATCCAGCTCGTATGGTAGATCTCCTTCGATACAAGTCTATTACTTATAATGGACAAAGATATCCTACTTGGGAAGTTGTGAGAGGAGAGATGAAAGAAGCTCGTGAGAAGAAGACAGCTCTTGGAACTCGCCAAATAGGTGACACGATGCTTATGCGCTGCCACAAAAACACTTACGCAATTATTGAAGCAGAAGATAGGCGGAAGAGAGCTAACCGTCAATTTGGTATTGATGACCGTCTTGTCCAACTTGCCGAGTCAGCTGGGACTAAAGCAGGACAGCAAGTCTATGTAGATCATGGGGGGCAAGGCTCCTCTGAGATGAACCTAAATATTGACAATGGGAATACTCCCAACTTTAGGAGGTAATAACGCGACAGGCAACGATGTTATGTACTGGAAAGCAGTTCCAGGAGTTCGCTTTATTGGAAGTATGGGAACTAGCCTTACAGCAGGTGATATTGCAGCAGCTGATTTGTTTGCTGAGTATCCACTACAGCTTGATACTAATGAGTGGTATGTAGATACTACCGACAACACTAATCCAGCTGTCCGTATTGTTGAGTTTATAGATCCTGTAGGCACAACCAACGGAACCGTAATCTTTGAGTTCTTGACAGATACTCTGTTAATGGCTAACTAACTTTAGGAGGTAATGACTAATGGTAGCATCAACCCCGGCATTTGCAGAGCTTTTGGATGTCGCTATTTATCAAATCTATCTGGATACTCGTAAGGAACGTCCTACCGAGTATACAACGATATTCAATGTTCGAGACATGCCCTGGCAGAATCAACGAGACCAAGAGTTTGCAGGTCTTGGAACCATGCCATCAAAACCGGAAGGTCAACAGTTTGTACTTGACCAGCCTGTTGCTGGTGGGACCGTAACTTATACAGCTGCTGCGTTTGGGCTGGGTATGGAAGTTACATTTGAAATGTGGGACGATGACCGCTTTGGTGTCATGGGCGAAATGGCTCGTGAACTGGCAAGATCGTCTCGCAACCGGATTGAAGTAGACGCAGCAGTAGTTCTTAACTCTGCTTTCGATACTGCTGTCAACGGCTTTGATGGTACGAGTCTAATCTCTACGACTCACACAGATGCCAGCGGTGGAACTTTCTCCAACCGTCCTACTGTTGACATCACTCTCTCGATCACTGGCATCCAAGATGGTATCAAGAACTTTGAGACCACAACGAATGCTCGTGGGCTCCCCACTCTAATCTCTCCAACCATGATTATCATTGATCCTAATGATAGATTCTTGGCTCGTGAGCTTCTAGGTTCCAGCGGTAAGCCCTTCACAGCAGACAACGAGTTGAACTCCCTGCTTG